GCTGTTAGAATGGTGCATATTTGTTGCATTGGTCAGTACAGGATAATTGCCATGCGTAACTGACTGTAATGCACTATTATAGATATGCATATTTATTGCACTTGTCATTGATGGATAATTTCCATGCGTCACCGATTTCAACACACTATTAGAATGGTGCATACCTATCGCACTGACAATTGCAGGATAATTCCCATGCGTAACTGAGTGTAAAGAACCGTTATAGATGAGCATACTGTCTGCACTGGCAAGCGAAGGTAGCCTATAAAACAAACTAACAAGGTATGACTCACTATTTGGATTGGTTTCCGCTGTGTTATTGTTATTAAACATCACAAACGTAAGCGCTTGCCCTGCTTGTGGTGTAGCCTCTACATATGCTTGACGTGTATTAGCATCAATATTGTGCGTACAATTAGCCCAATCTATCTGCCAATTGCACTGGGTATTCGCTGCAATATTTTGTCTACTGATCAATGTTCCGCCAACTGACGTGTACACACTAACAGTATAAGCACCAGAGGCTGCGCAGCTAAAATAATTACGATCTCCGATGTTAAGCACGTTGCAAAACATGCCGCAAGCCTCTGTTAGACCATTAATCGTGTCGTTGGTAATGATAGGTGGTGTTAGCCATCCAGTTTCCTGTGGAGACACGCTTCCACTGCTGCTTCCACTGCTGCTTCCGCCGCCACCGCCAATAGTTAAAATACTCATAAATCAATCCTCATGGTTGTATAAACTGGCTCAAAGCCATAATGGTAATATAACCGTTCTGCTGCCTTGTCTGCACTGCATGTTAGCGCCGTGCATCCCGTCTGTCGTGCATATTCGCAAAGTTCACCAACGTCCATGTTGTTTAAGCCATTGCCATTTTGCGTGCGGGCAACTGCATAGACGTGTAATACGCGCTTGTTTGGGTGTTGTATATGCTGCACTGCTGCCCACAAGTCATCAGACCCAATCAGCAGCAGCTCACCGCGCATCAGCATCATTTTTAGTTGATCGCCAGTACATTCGCTGCCGTTGCGAGCCATTGCCACTACCAAAGCATCAGCGTTGCCGTGCCACAGTTGATCAATAATCGTTGATGGGTATTGCTTAATCATGGTTCTAACGCCTTAATTCGTTTTTCCAATTCGACCAGTTTTTGCACGTATTGCCGATGCAACTCCGTGAGCCTGACAACCAAGCGCCTAACATCATTGCTGTAATCAGCTTGTGGGTAACGCGGCTCATTGTCTACATGTTTAACGTCTGCCATTGCTTGTTTGCTCCGTGATGATTATATCCGTTAGTTCGTAGTCACCTGTCACATCCAGTTTAAGCCTGTGATAGCGGTCTGAGTAGCTAAAGTTGCATTTGTGATCTGTCACAGTATCGGTTAATCCTGCCTGCCATGCCTCACCTAATCCGCTCTTGTGGTAATGCGTCATGGTTGCTGTGGTTGGGTCAGACACAAAGCGTGGTCTAACCAACTGCAAGCGGCTGTAAGCGTCATCGTCACCGATTGACCATGTCGTTATGCTTGCCGTTGCACAAGCGCCTGTCAGGTTTTGCACTACGTATCCACTGTAAGGCGCTGGTAAAGTTGCATCAAATCCAACCACAGACAGGGTGTCAGTTCCCTGCTGATAGGTCATGATGTCCTGATACAGTCCGTTTGCAATACCCCATTTGCCTGTGAGCATGTTGTAGACGATAGCCTTATCAAACCAACCATCTTTGGTTGTACCCGATTGTGCAATGCTGCTGTACCAAAAATAGACGTGATCGTCATTGCGGTCGTGTACTGCAATCACTCTATGGATGTGGTTAGGGTCAGCATCTGCAAAGAACCAGCGCTTGATACCCATGCCAATAGAGCGTGGTGAACTGCCGTCGTAGGTGTAGATGTCATCCGCCCCCACAAAATAATGCGCCCCGCCTGCATTGCAAACTGCATCAACGCCAATGCAGCCAATGTTAGTAGCCACCTGTGACCACTGCCAAATAACATCCCCGCCAACGTATTGACCGTAGTACATAGACCGCTTTTTGTAAGCGATTATCCCGCCGCTGATGCGCTTTGCTGCAGTCACGCCACCGGATGAGTCCAAAAACCGTCCGTTAGCCGCCTGTGTGGTTATGTTTGGTGTCCAATTGGTATAATCCCCTAACGCGCTTGCCCACCATTGGTCAGGAAGGTGGTCTGTGCCTTCCCGGCAATCGAACGCCAACACCTGCAAGCCAACGGACTCGATGATTGCCGCTGATGGGCTGCTGCTGATGCCAGCAAACGTGCCGCCCGTACTGGCAACAATGCCCGCACCGTCCGCCCCATTGCATGACAAAACTGCATTACCAAACGTGGTGAAGATTATGCGCCCAGTGCCTAATGACATACCTGTACCAACCAGAGCCATGCCAGCGCCGTTAAGCTCAAACAGGTAGTTGCCCTGACCAATATACTTTTTTGCACCGCTGCTTAACGTCTCCACCGTAGCACATCCCCTGCTCCCTCCATCTGGAAACCAGATAGTATTAACAGGCGTTGGTGCGCCGATTATTCCGCGAATGGTTGGCAATCCGTTAGTAACGGCTTGCAATGCGCCTTGTGTTGACGGGTCAATGTCTGGTTCAAAACCAATCACGCTATTATCTCCTTAGCACAAAACGCACGGTTACTGTATGCGCCGAAACGTTACCGCCATTGCTATAGTGATCAAACCTGAATTTGTATGCAGTTGCAGCAGTTAGGGATACCCCTATAGAAACTGCTTTGCACAATAACCCAATTGTGCCGTTTACAGGGAAATTGCTCTCTCCCTGTACAATCACTGCATTTGCTGTTGTGGTTATGTTGTGCTGCAAAAATCCGTAAATACCGCCCTGATTATCAAGATTAGGTCTGCCCTCTGTGTATATATCGTAAATACCTGTATATGGGCAAACCCAATACCCAGACCCGTTTACCGTTGCTCCTAGCGTGTTTGGCGTACTCATAGCCATAGCATAATCTGTTATACCGCCCGTTGTGCGCAAAGGTACAGACACAGTGCAGGCTGACATTAGCCCCGTGTCAAGCCTCCATGCTGTATCATAGTCTGTAGCGCTGTTTTTTGTCATCATCGCGCCAGTAGCGCCGCCGACTGGTACACCTGCACCCGTAGCGCCCGTAGCACCCGTAGTACCAGTAGCACCAACATCCCCGACTAGCCCAATAGACCAACCGCTTAACGTACCAGTGCCAATAGCCCTATCAACGGAAACAACAAGTGACGTGCTAGTGTATGAGCTAATGGTGCCTTCCATGTAGTGTGTGGAATCAAACGATGCCCTGACACGCGTGCCGATAGACCATTGCAAATTGGGTTGAGCAGTAAAGGTAAATGTTTTGTTTACTGGGAAAGCTGTGGGGATTGCTTGAGCACCTGTTGAGGATACTTGTAACTGAGCAGTAGCTCCTAGCACTCTCACAGGTACATTAGTGTTGTTCCCGACATACATGGCCGCCGTATTGCTGCCAGTATCAGCAAGGCTAATCGACCCCTTTGCCAATGTTGTTGGTGCAGTGGAGTCCCGATTGAACACAACTAGCGTCATAAAATCACCATGCCTCTGTTGCCCATGTTGTTCCTGCTGCACCTACTGCAGTAGCGACGAATGCGGTAGTGGCAAGCTGTGTTGTATTTGTGCCTGCAGCGGCTGTGGGGGCTGCAGGCGCGCCTGTGAACGTTGGGCTAGCAATGTTGGCTTTTAGGTTGTCTGCTGCCGTGACAAATGCCGTGGTTGCCACCAGCGTACTGCTATCACCAGCCGACTGCGTGGTTGCTGTAGTTGTAGCTGGGATAGCAGCCAAACCGTGTGAGTGGTCAGCCCTTGCGCGAGCGTCTGACGTTCCTGCCGTGCTGGTTGTTGCCGTTGTCAGTGGTGGTGCTACTGACCCTACTGGTGCTACTTGCCGAGTATCACCCGTAGTTGATGTCACGAACTGCTCAACTACCCCAGCCGAAGTAGCCAAATAATAGATTGAGCTATTTGCTAGCGTTACAGGAAGGGATGTTACTTTGTTAAAACTTACTGCTGTCATGATTTAATTACCATTGTTCCAAATTCCATGAAGACCCGCCGCTTGTTGAAGCAATAACGGGTCTATGCGGGTCTGAGTTGTCTACTGTTATGTTCGTTCCTGCGATGATTTGCTGGATTACTCCATCATCACCAGTAGCACCAGTAGCACCCGTAGCACCCGTAGCACCAGTAGCACCAGTAGCACCCTCCCACGGATTACCGCCCCATAGCGGGTCGCCTGTTGCGGGTGCGCTTGTCCCACTATCCCAAACACCAGACATCATCGACGCAACGCTGATGATCGTTGGGGCGAATGTCGCTGGTACGCTTGTCCCATTATCCCAAATGCCAGACATTATCGCCACCCCGCTGATGATCGCCGACTTGATAATGATCGTAGGTTATCCAATCTCATAGTTGTGTGCCCCTGCCTGTTTGCTGATCTTAGCCGATTGATAGCCATATCATAGCCAGCCTGCCACAGTTGCAAGCGTCCATCATCTTTGACAAATGCCGATGCGTGCAATAACGCGCCATACATGTAAACGCTGGGGTGTTGCTGCAATATCCAATTTGTTGCCGCATCATCGGGAGCACCACCCGCTAACGACGGGCTGATAACAGGGATATAGATCACGTCAACTGCATACGCTGCGTCTGGTGTCGGGTAAAACCGCAAAGCGTTAACGCCATCAACACAAACCAGTGACGGCTTTCCACGTCCTGTAACCACTGTGGGTATGCTTGACGGCTGCACCATGCTGATATGCTCACCATCTAGATAAGCATCAACCAGCGAGTAGATGCCCGTTGTGTTGACAGTTGCAACGTTTGCTGCTGTGGTTGCCGATGCCCGCTCTTGCAGCCATGCCAAGTCAGCAATATCGGCTTGCAGATCGGATTCAGCGAGAGCAATAAAGTTAGGGATTTGTACCGTTAGGTCATTGCGGTCAAGATATGCCGCTATTTGCGTTTTGAGTGATGCGTAGCTGTTGATTGCCATTTGGTTAATCCTGCTTTGGTTAAGCTATCATAGCATTATTTCACACAAAAAAAATCCCCTCTGGAACGAGGGGACTCAACAACACGGGATAGAGATTGGGGCTTGTCTATGTGCGTATTATCACATCATAGAGCCGCTACTGTCAACCGTCTGCGTGGATGCGACAAGCCAATTGTGGGCGAATGGTTTTGAATCCGTACAGAACGTCGAGACGCGTGGGGAACTTGTCGTTGTTAATGTCATACTGCCGAACAATCCGCATACTGATGCCGTCATATACTTCACGGGCGCTGAAATCAACGCCTGTAGGCATTACCAAATCGGCGGTAGCGAATGTAAAAGCATTTTTATGAAATGCCATTGACCCGCTCAACAACTCGCTTGAGCCTGCCCCAACCTTAACGATTGCCGCGCCAGAAGCCGGACTACCGCTAACGTTTTGACGTGCACCAGAGGTGATGATTGAAGGGCTGATTGACAGACTGGTTGTGGATGCGCCGCTGTCAGCAGTGACCACAAACTGTTGCAACATACCTGTACTGACCTTGGTCTCTGGATGTACACGATAGACACCTGCCAGCGTGATAACATCACCTTTTAGGAACGTGGATGAACCAGTATTAACGGTCAGTGCTGCTCCGGTCTGAGATGCACCATTAACCAAGTAGCCTGTGTTCTTTGCAGCCGTCCCCGTTTGGTGGTCAGTCATCTGCGTGCTTGACATAAAGTCAAAGCCTGCGGTACGCCCCATCATGCCTTCACGATACTGCTTGCTTAGGTTTGATTGGTCATTGAACAAGCCCTTAAGCGCGTCAACTAACGTCACTTCATGCCCTGTTGACAGGATGATAGAGCGGTTATTGTCAGGTGGTGCAAGGTTGTCGTTAAGCGTGCCGCGCGCCTGCATGATGTTTTTAAACATGATTGCTGCTGCGTCATTGTCAACGATGTTATACACATCCTTGCGCATGGTTAAAGCATCAGCTTCGATGTTAGCTGCCAACACTGCCATTGCTGGTTCGAGGATGCGACTCGCAAAGTCGTCCATGCTCAACGTCAAATCAGTTGCGGTAAAGTTCAGGTCAACGCCTTTTTGAGTTGCTACTTGCAGAGTAGTGCTTGTCTCTGCCGTGTCTTGCGTAGACAACGTAGCGCCGGAACGAACCACATATTCGTTTGGCAGTCGGATTTTAAGCGAGTCGCCAATCTTTGCGCCGGACTTTGCAAAGCTGCTGTCATACTGGCGATCAATCGCGTCTATGAACGTCAACTTCTGATGCAGAATCATCAGCGCTTTGCGTGTGACGGCTGTTGGGGTTAGCAAGTTATTTGCCATAAATTATCCTCGTTTGCTCATGCGTTTGCGTTCGTAAGCCATCCATTCAGCCGTTGACATTTTGTCAGGATTGACTGTTTTCTTGCTGGACGGCTTAACCGTTGGGGTTTGAGTCGGTGCTGTCACTGCTTTAGCTGCTTTGGTTGCTGCTTCTTGGGATTTGCGCCATGACATAGCGTCTCTCAAGATGCGTACTTGGCGCGGGTCAGTGATTGCATTTACCTCGTCTGCCGAATATCCGTAATGGCTTACTGTGCTTGCGACAATATCCCGCGCAATGTCTGGGCTAAAGTCTGGCATGGCTTGCAGTAGTTCTGCTTTTGCTTGTGCGAGTGCCGAATATCGCGCTTGCTCGCTTGCTTGCCGTTTGGTTTGCTCATGGGTATTGAGACCATCGGCTAATTGCTGGCGGTGCATTTGCAGTTGCTGATATTGCAGCATAGCGGCTTGCGCTTGTGCTGGGTTTTCCGCTGCGAAACGCCCCCAGTCGACATTTTGATATTGTGCAATCGACTTGTCAACAGTGCGCAAATCCGCCTTGATTTCAGATGCTGATTCATCTGCCTCGCTTGCTGCTTTGATGGCTTCAAGTTGGCTTTCGGCTTGCTTGCGCATCTCTGCCAGATGTTGGGTCTTTTGCGTGTAATCCTGTTGACGCAACAACGCTCCCTTTAGTTCCGGCGGGATTTTGTATTGCTTGCCGTCGTATTCCACGTCTTCAAGGGCTATTTCTTCCGCCTCTGGTTCGTCGGATTCGGATGTCTCAACTTC